TTTAATGTAGGAGGTAGTAACTCTCGTTACTTAGATTATAACTCACAATATATTTTTTTTCAACAGAAAGGAGAAAAAAATGGAAGATTGGAAAGCAAGATTTAGAAAAGAATACCACGAATTGAGAGAACGATTCGAAAAAATAGACATGATGATTGGTCAATACGAAAAAGGACAACTAGATTTTGAACCTAAATGCCCAATTGATTTATTAAAAGGTCAGCGTTCAACCATGTGGAATTATTTAAAAATTCTAGAACAACGTGCAGAAATTGAAGAAATCAAATTATAGAAACCTAGCCGCAAAACGGAGGAATAAAAATGTTAGAAAAAGCAAAACAATTGGCATCACAAGAATTTTCGCGCTTATCAAATTGTGAAATCAAAGCAGAAGACTGCTTTGTAGTTTGGTTTAGCAAGACTCTGCAAAATTGGAAAGCTCTTGTTAGTACTAACAAAATTACATCAAGCGAGACTTGTGGAGATTATGCAGAAATCACGCATAATGGAGACAAGAAAGAGACTTATGTGGATGTTTACACCAAAGTTTCAAATCGTGCCATTAAAGATTAGGAGGTGATTCAACATCTTGACTGGCAGGAATAGACTGCTATAAATTACTGTAAATTGCTATAAACCGTGTCGAATTCGAGACGGTTTTCTTATGTTCTAACCGTATGGAATCCCGTACGGTTTTTATGCGCACAAAGGGGAGATAGTTCGATCCTATCTCACGGGTTAATCAAGTTCGAGTCTTGAAATCTGGCGGGTGGTTCGAGTCCATCGGTGCGCGTTATTGTCCAAACCTTGCTCACGACAATAAAAGGTGCATGAGTTCGGGGAGGTTGCCCGTAAAAGCGTATAGAAAGGAGCCAAACATGGCAGAAGAACAAACACAAGCGATTGATCCACAATCACCGGAAGCAGTTGAAGGACAAGCTAGCAATCCGACAAATGAGCCGGAAAAGATGGTATCAGTGGCCGAAATGCAACGCCGCTTGAAGCAAGCGGAGGAAAAGCACGCTCAAGCTACACAAGAAGCTATTGCCCAAGCTCTCGAAAAGTACAAAACAGAGTCTGAATTGACTGGAAAAGAGCTTGAAGAATACCGCCGGAAAGAAGCTGAAGCAGAAAAACAAGCTCTGTTGGATGAGATTGCTGGTTTGAAAAAAGAACAAACTAGACGTGAATTGACAGACGAAGCAATCAAAACGTTATCTGGTCATAAGCTTCCTGTAAATGACAAGGTGCTCTCATTTGTGGTTAAAGATACCGCAGACGACACCTTGAAGGCTATTGCAGATTTTGAAAGCATCATCAGCGAAATTAAAGCTGAATATACTCAATCAGAACCACCTGCTGTTTCATCATCTTTTGGTGGTTCAAGCTCAAAAAGTCAGGGAGATATCTTCCGTGACTCACGCATTATCTAAAAAGGAGAACAATAAATGACAGTACAAGTTTTTAACCCTGAAAAAGTTTTAGTTTCTGAAAAGAAGGACGGAACTCTTCACAAAGAATTTACAGACATCATCATGAAGGAAGTTGCTCAAAACTCACTTGTTATGCAGCTTGGTAAATATCACGAAATGGATGGACAACAAGAAAAAACAGTTTATGTCCAAACTGACGGAGTTTCTGCTTACTGGGTAAATGAAACTGAAAAAATCAAGACAGATAAACCTGAAGTGATTCCGGTTAAGCTTAAAGCTCATAAGCTTGGTATCATCCTTCTTGCTTCTCGTGAAGCATTGAATTATACCTGGGAAAAATTCTTCAACGACATGAAACCTCAGATCGTCGAAGCATTCTACACTAAAATTGACGAAGCTGGTCTTCTCGGCCATGAAACGCCGTTTGCTAATTCAGTGGCCAAAGCTGCCAAAGATGCAAGTAAGGTTGTTGGCGGACCAATCAACTTTGATAATATCCTGAAACTTGAAGACAAGCTGCTAGACAGCGATGTTGAAATCAATGCATTTGTATCTCGAGTTTCTAACCGTTCTGCGCTTCGTGAAGCTCGTGACGGTGACAAGAAGACGATTTACGATAAAGAAAACAACAAGCTTGACGGAATTGTGACCGTAGACATGAAATCTAAGAATTTCAAGAAAGGTGACTTGCTCGCTGGTAACTTCGACAATCTGATCTATGGTGTTCCTTACAACATCAACTACAAGATTTCAGAAGAAGGTCAAATCTCAACAATTCAGAACGCAGATGGTACGCCTATCAATCTATTTGAACAGGAAATGATTGCTATTCGTGCAACAATGGACATCGCAGTCATGATCACGAAGACAGATGCATTTGCTAAATTAACTGCTGCTGAAAATGTTTAGAAAGGGGTCTTGAATGGCTTACATTGTAACAACAAATATCATTGATACCAAAGACAACAATCGTCTTTATGAAAAAGGCGAGGTATATCCTCGAGAAGATCTGAACGTAACGGATGCTCGTATTAAGGCTCTTTTGAAAAAGGGAGTTATCGAATCAAATGGTGAAGCAGGAGATGTTATTTTACCAACTGATGAACCAGTTGAAGAAGTAGAAGCAGGGGAGTAGTTCATGGAAAGTGCCCAACTTGAAAAAATAAAACGTCGGTTGGGTATTGATCCAGCCGACTCGAAAGAAAATGACTTATTACAAGATTTAGTTGATGATGCAGAAAGTTATTTCAAAAGTTTAACAGGAACTACAGCAGTAGATCCTAAATATAACTTTATGATTGAGAATGTAGTTTATAAGCTCTATGGGCGCAAAGGTTCGGAAGGAGTAACTTCTGAGACCGTGGATGGCTACTCAGTAACCTATCAAGACTGGGATAATTTATTCAAACCTTACATGGCTATCTTGAATAAAGATTTTAATCTTGATGGTTCTTTGCGAGAAAAAGGCCGGGTGGTATTCTTATGAAAACTCCACACAGAATCACGCTCGTTCGAGGGAAGGGCGTTGCAAAGTACAATCCGGAAACGGACAGTTACGATAGTCAAGCCGAACAAGTCGAAGTGGTTCCATGTTTTGTGAATTTTATTCAAAAAGCGAAAGTTTTTGAACTATACGGCAGTCGTTCTGATGTAGTCATGATCTGTAGATTTCAACAAGAACAAGAACCGTTCTTGTACGCAATATATGACGGGCAGAGATACGAACGAATGGATAGTATAGAGGCCTCAAAATACTCTGTGCGGCTTAAAAGGATGGTCAAGGTATAAATGGGTGCAAATATTGAATGGCACGGCTTAGAGAAACTAACAAGTACGATTTTTAATGCACATCCAAAGGCAGTTGAGCAATCTTTAAAGGTCTTGAAAAACAATGGTGAAAAAGGCAAAAAAATTGCACAGGAGTTAGCGCCAAAAGATACTGGCTTCTTGAAAGATCACATTACGACCTCTTATCCAGGAATGGAAGCACATATTCATGATGGAGCAGGCTACGATGGTTATCAGGAATATGGAACCCGATTCCAACCAGGGAAGCCTCACTTTCGCCCAATGTTAGAGAAAATTCAACCGGAATTTCAGCAAGACATGACAAATGTAATGAAGGGAGTATTTAAATGACACCGAATCATGATTTGTTTAGAAAGATATTTGCTATCAGTGACGCAAGGGTTGATACATACGATTATTTGCCTGAAGCTGATGCAAAATATCCGTTTGTCTATATCGGTGAAAATAACGGCTCAGATACGCCCAATAACGACTTGTTAGGAACGGCAAGGCAAACCGTCCATATTTACGGAATACGAGCGCACAGAGCCAAAATAGACAACATTTCAGCCTATCTTGAGAATGTGTTGAAGCATTTGAAAGACGGGTATGAATATAATTTCAATCATGCATCAACAGATAAACAAGTTATTCCAGACAACACAGATGTCCAACCGTTACTTCATGTCGTGTTGGACTTTACTTTTAATTACACTAAAAAGGAGAAATAAATGCCAGAACTTATTTTAGGAAAAGACGTAATTGCTTTTTTCCGACGATTCAAGGATCGTACAAAACAAGATGCAGGGAAAGTGCGCTTCCAATCTGAATTGACTATTAACTCAGAGAAGGAAGTCGAAAGCACAAAGACAAAAGACGGAGTTGTTAACTCAATTTCTGACGGCGAAACCAGTGGAGAATGTAAATCGCTTGCTTATCGCGAAGACGGCGACACAGTGAATATGTGGAAAGAAATGCGCAAATGGTTTAAAGCCGGCGATAAGATTGAGTGCTGGGTTGTTGACCTTGGAAGCAAGAAACAGGTTGGCGGAGTTGACAAGTACGACGTTGAATACTATCAAGGCTATTTCAAAAACTTTGAAATGTCAGCACCGGCAGATGATAAGGTTGAATTGTCATACGAAATCGCTATTGACGGAAACGGTATCTTACATACTGACAAGCTGACTGAAACACAAAAACAAGCAGTTGAAAGCGCACAATACAATTACCACACACTCGAAAAAGAAACAGACGGTACAGGAGTGCCGGTCTAATTATAATGTAGCATTTACAAGGGCAATTATTTGCCCTTTGTTTTTTTACTAAAAAGGAGAAATGACAATGATTTTAAAAATTGGAGAACGTGATTACACTTTACGCTTTGGACTTGGATTTTTGCGAGAAATGAACCGACTTCATTCTGCTGAACTTGAAGGAATGAAAACCGGTTATGGTGCGATGACTTTGTTTAACGCAGGACAAGCTATGAATGACCCTATGGCGTTTGTAGATATTATCAAGGCTGGGACAGTAACCGAAGCACAAAAACCAAGCAATGAAGCAATCGAAAAATATCTTGAAGCTTTGATCGTCAATGACGAATATGACAAGACAATCAACGAAATTGTGGCAGAGTTAAAAGCGTCACCCCTACTCAAAAAAGCAATGAACCTAGCCGAGTAGGAGAAAAACAAGGTTCAGATTTTAGTTATGATGAGGCGATAGCTCTACTCATAGCAAGGCATGATATGACCTTTTTAGAGGCTTCACGAACTACGCTAGAAGAATTTCAGATATACAACATGGCTTACTTAATACAACAAGAAGACAAACGGTATAATGCTGCAATTCAAGCGTGGTTTAATCAGACCGTGCAAGCGACAAAAGGAAAAGGAAAAAGCACACGTTCAGCCTATAAGACGTTTGAAGATTTTTACAATCATAAAGACGAGTTTGAAAAGATATTCAAAAAAGAAGATGCCAAACAAGTCAAAACTCAAAAAATGAGTCTGGCTGATAAAAACAGGAGACTCAATCAAATAGGGAAAGGAGGTACTTAATGGGAGCAAATTTCGACGTCACTGCAATCTTGAAGGCGAATGTATCTGATTTTTCAAGAGGTTTAAAAGAAGCTCAAACATCAATCCAAAGCTTGAAACAACAAACTGGATCTAGTTTTGAAAAAATCGGGAATAGTTTGTCAACGGTTGGAATGTCAGCTATGAAATTAGGCGCAGGTTTGACCGCTGGGCTGACTACGCCAGTTGTTGGAGCAGTGGGAGGTGTTGTAAAATCTTTTGCTGATCTTGAGCAAAGTCTCGGTGGTGTTCAGACGTTATTTAAGCAAAATGGTACGAGCGTGAACAATTTGGCTAAAGAATACGGTATGACTCGAGAAGAGGCTCAGAGACTTTATAAAACCATGGCTGATGAAGGTACAAACGTCATCGAGAATGCCAATAGAGCATTTAAAACAGCCGGCGTTTCTGCCAATTCATACATGGAACAGGTCACATCCTTCTCGGCGACTTTGTTGCAAGGTCTAGGAGGTGACACTGCTAAGGCTGCTCAATATGCCGATAAGGCTCTGGTACAGATGGCAGATAACGCTAATAAAATGGGTACTAACATGACAGATATCCAAAACGCTTACCAGGGGTTCGCTAAGGACAACTACACAATGTTGGACAATTTGAAGCTAGGCTATGGTGGTACTGCTAGTGAAATGGCACGACTCGTCAATGAGTCAGGTGTGTTAAACGGTGAATTTGAAGCTACGGCTGAAAATGTTAAAGACATTCCTTTCCATACTTTGATTGAAGCTATTGGTATTACACAAGATCGCTTAGGAATCACTGGGACGACTGCTAAAGAAGCAAGCGAAACAGTTTCAGGATCGTTTCAAGCTATGAAAGCAGCAGCAGAGAATCTAGTAGCCGGACTTGGAAACAACGAAGCTGACATAAAGACCTTGATGGAGAACATGAAAGATACCATTCTTACGTTTAAAGACAATGTGGTGCGGGTTCTAGGGACTATTTGGGATAATCTACCACTTGCCCCTTGGCAAAAATGGTTAGGACTAATCGCAGTATCGGCTGGCCCTGCTTTAATTGCAATAGGCGGCGTTGTTTATGTTATCAGTAAGTTTGTAGGGACTATCAGTTTAATCTCTGGAGCAGTTTCTAAAGTTTCAGCATGGTTTACATTACTAAACTCAGGCGGTAGTGCTCTAAGTCTTACGTTCGCTAAAATTGTTGGTGTTGTATCTTCACTAGGGGCACCATTCCTTGTGGTTATTGGTATTATAGCTGGTTTAATCGCTATTTTAGTGGGTGTATATAACACAAGTGAAGAATTTAGAAACAAAGTAAATTCTGCATTTGAAGCAGTTAAAACTGCAATCACAAGCGCTATCCAAGAAGCTGTTAGTTTTGTTACGGAAATTTGGGGCACGCTTGTTTCTTGGTGGTCTGAAAATCATGAATTAATTGAGAGCGTAGCAACTAAAGTTTGGAACGCTATCAAGACGGTAGTTGAAACCGTTACTAATGCCCTTGCGCCTATTATAGAAGCCGTTTGGAATACAATTTGTACAAGAGTACAGGTTGTTTGGGGAATCATTAAGACAGTGATTGGAACAGCTCTCAATGCCATCTTAGGCATTATTAAAGCTGTGATGCAAATCCTTGATGGCGACTGGTCAGGAGCTTGGGAAACTATCAAAGGGGTAGCAAGTACAGTCTGGGAAGGTATAAAGTCTGTTGTTCAACAATATTTAGATGGAATTGTTCAAATTTTTAATAGCGTACTTGAGTTGTTGGGAACAATTTGGAATACAGGTTGGAATGCTCTTATTACATTTTTAACGCCAATTTGGGAAGGTATCAAGTTGGCAGTTCAAACAGGTATCGAAGCGATCTCTACATTTATTCAAACGACTATGTCAACTATTCAAACAACTTGGAACACCATTTGGGAGACAATAATGGCATTTGTTGGTCCTATATGGACTGCAATTTCTGAAACCGTGACTACAACTTTAACAACTATTTGGACATTCATTCAAACTGGATTAGAATTCATTCAGTCTATTTGGTCTAGTGCTTGGGAAATTATTAAGGCGGTTTTTGCATCTATTCTTTTGGTTATTGTAGGGCTAGTGACAGGCAACTTTGATTTGATTAAAGAAGCTATTTCAAATGCTTGGACTATAATCCAAGAGAAAACAAGCGAGATTTGGAACACAATTACGACTTTCTTGTCAGGAATTTGGGACGGAATCAAATCAGCAGCTAGCGCAGCTTGGGAGTTCATCAAAACCACTATCAGCAATGTGATGAACGCAATCAAGAGCGGCATTGAAACAGCTTGGAATGCTATCAAGGACTTCATTTCAAATGCTTTAAACAATATCAAGTCAGCAGCTGAAAATGCTTGGAACAATATCAAATCTGCTATTTCAAATGCGATTGAAAATATCAAAGCCACCGTTACAAACGGCTGGAACAATCTAGTAAGCACGGTTACGAATGCCGGGACAAGGATTGTATCGGCTGTCAGAAATGGTTTTGACAATGCAGTGAATGCTGCTAGGAATTTCATCAGTAGTGCTGTCAGTGTCGGAAGGAATCTGATTATGGGTTTTGTTGATGGTGTAACAAGCGCAGCAGGCGCATTGATTGATGCAGTGGGTGGTGCAGTTCAAGGAGCGATTGATTGGGCGAAAGGCTTACTTGGAATTCATTCTCCTTCCCGAGTTTTTAGACAATTCGGTGTTTACACAGACGAAGGTTTCATCTTGGGGGTGAACAGTAAGGCAGGCGCAGTCGTAAAATCGGTAGGTAATATGGCCCAAGGGGCGATTGATGCATTTACAGGCAAAGACCTGGCTGGTAGTTTGCAGAATGAATTAGGCGCAGTAGATGGTGAATTAGGAAGATTGACAGCTTATGATACATCAGTTGACTTCAACGGTGGTACACTAACCGTTGGACAGCAAGCGGCAGATATTGTTCTTAAAATGGGGAATACAGTTTTTAGAGCCTTTACTGAAGATATTACCAGTGCACAAGAAATGGAATTGATTTTGGATCATTACTAGGAAGGAGAAAACTATGTACAATTATGGAAGTTTGAAGAAAGTTGACGGAAATACCACGGCTTTCGAGCCTAGTGACAATATGTCCATCAATGGCGTGCCTCTCAATCAATTGGTTGACGGCTACACTCATTTGACGGTGACAGGAAGAGGCTTGCTTGGTCGAACGGTCAAGAAGAGCTCGGTTCCAGGGCGTCGTGGTGTTTGGGTAGAGGATATTTCAGACGACGAGCGTCAGCTTGAGATTAAGTACAAGCTCGAAGTTGATACTAGCTCCAATATGCGTGATAAATTCGCGAAATTGAATAAGATTTTGCGAACTCACGCAAGTAGCGGGTTTCTCGAAATCACTTTTAAAGACGAGCCTGAGTATGTCTATTATGGCTATTTCAGCGGGGCTGATGCTATCGAAGAAAAAAGCTTGTCTATCATCAGTAAGTTTACCATCCTTGTACCAGACGGCTATAAGAAAAAACAGGCTCAAAATTCAACCGGACCTGTTACTTTATCAGATGCCTTGGAAGTGCTACCTGAGTCTATAACGGTCACACCGATTGGAACAGTGAATCAAGTACAAATCATCAACGGCACAAAAATTTTGTCTTTTTCTGGTTCTTATACGGCTGGAAAGGACATCGTCGTGACTTTTGATCAAGAAGAAGTAACTGCTACTTACAACGGTAGGAGCATCCTTAGCGAGCTTGACCGATTTAGTCCGCTAGAACAGTTTACTGTCAAAAATGGCGATACTATCACAGCTAAGAATGCTAGTGTAAAAAAAGTAGTTTGGAAGGATGAGAGAGCATGATTTATTTGTTTGATAAAGATGAGAAATTGATCAAAATCATCAGAAAACCAGCTATTAAAACCGCCCTACAAAAATACTCTCTGACCAAAGAACGCTATGTGTCTGACCGATTGACTGTTGAGATGAAGTCTCTGAATGATGATGAGCTTGAAAAAGTAGAGTATATGGCTATCCAGACCATGGAAGATGCCCACACATTCCACTATTTCTATGTTGCTCAAAAATCATCAGAAAATTTAACAACGTTAATCGGAGTCCAGTCTGGGATTGAAGAACTGAGAAAATCTCCGGTTTTTGACAAGCGCCCTAAAAATGCTCTTGCTAGAGAGGTCATCAACGATTTGCTATCTGGCACCAACTGGCAAGCTCGTTTTGTGGGAGAGACGACCCCGCACAGCACCAACTTTTATTACATTTCTGTCTTTGATGCACTCAAGAAAGTGTGTGAAGTCTGGGACTTAGAAATGCAATTTTTCATTGAAATGAACGGAAACCGAATAGGCGCTCGTTACATCGATTTCAAGCGAAAGATTGGTCAAGCGGTTGGTAAGCGTGTAGTTTATGGTCATAATGCCTTGCAAATTCTCCAAGAAGTTGAGCGAACCAATATTTTCACAGCTTTAATAGGACGTGGAAAGGGTGAGCAAGTCAGCTCTGCTGAAGATTCTGGAAAGCAAGCAAACGGCTTCGGCCGTAAAATTACCTTTGAAGATGTGGCATGGTCAACAGCTAGTGGAAAACCAGTCAACAAGCCGAAAGGCCAAAAGTACGTTGAGTTACCAGTCATGACCAAGCTTTACGGCATCAAGAACGCTGACGGCTCTATGCGCCCTAAAATTGGCTTTGTGGATTTTACGGAAGAAGAAAGCACAGAGCAATTGTTGGAACGCACCTACAAGGCTTTAGTAGATGCTGCGAGACCACAATTGACTCTAAAGACATCAAGCGTCTATTTGCGGGGTGTGAAAATCGGTGACACTATCCGAGTAGTCAGACATGACAAGAAGCTAGATTATGACACCCGTATCTTTGAAATCACTTTTAACCGTTTGAATGATCAGTCAAGTGACATTAAGTTAGGCGACAGGGTCGGCGAAAGTAATGAAGCCAAGGCTCAGACGATTGCTGAAAAGGCTATTGATGAGTTTGTATCAAATGAATTTTCGGACTTTGTGCAAAAATTACCAGATTTTTTGCCTAGTGCGGACGGTTTCAATAATAATTGGTACGGTGCTGAAGATCCGACTGTAAAACACCCTGGCAAAGTTCTTATCAATGATATTTGGTTCAAACCAGATCCTGAACATGAAGGGCATAAAATTATGCTACGTTGGACCGGAGAGGTTTGGGATGAAATATTACGCTCTTACGATAAAGAATCACTAAAAAAACGGATATCTGAAGAGATAGCTAACTTTGATAAAGCTTTCCAGTTAGTAAACAAACAAAATAAAAAGAAGATAGACGAAATACTGCAATCATCTGGCGCAAGTAGTTTACTCGCTCAGGAAGCCAAGCGGATTGCTCTAGACTCTACCGCCAAACTTGAAGAATTCAAGAGACAGACTACGAGCGCTCAAACGGCTCTGTCGGGCGATTTGGACGTTCTAAAGAAGACACTCGCAAACGATATTCGACCGAAGCAAGAACAGGTTACAGTTGAGATTGAGAAGCAAGTAAAGGCACTTATCCAGACCAAGAATGAACTGGCTGGTGTAAAGTCAGCGCAAGCGACTTATGAGGAGACGACGACTCGCAGACTGTCAGAACTGACCAACTTGGCCAATGGTAAAGCCAGCAAGTCAGAACTCATACAGACAGCTGAGGAGTTGGCCAGTAAGATATCTAGCGTGAGGGTTGGAGGGACAAACCTTTATGCATTGAGTAAAAATAAGGATATCCTTCGAAGTAGCCATTTAACAGATTTGAAATTTGATATTTCATCTGGTGAAATTTCATTTAAAGCAACTGGATTAGATCCGTATTTTGGTGAAGCCACCGTTCATCCAAAATCAGTAAGTGATCGGAATGGTGTTAGAATTCCTGTTATTTTCGGGAAAGCAATCTATGTAACAGTTTCAAATCCAATTTTTATCAAAAATTACATTTCGTATTTTGATGAACATGGGAATACTGTGAAATCTTATAAGTTCTACAAAAGTAGCTCTTTTGTAATTTTTCCCAAAGAGTTGGAAGGTGCTAACTTTATCACGATGCGTTTTGGCTGTGGCGGTTCTGATTTTGAAATCGGAAGCGTTATAAAAACTAAAATAAAGGTTGAATATGGTACTATCCCGACTGACTGGAGTCCTGCTCCTGAAGATATAGAAGGTCAGATTTCAACAGTTGAATCTAACTTCAGACAGCGTGCAGATGCACTCGACGCTGGTGTAAGCCGCCTGACTGAAGGATTGAGATCCAAGGCTGATATCAGCTCACTCAATGTGACTGCTGAGAATATTAGACAGTCGGTGAAGAGTCTTGAAACAAATACGCAGGACAAGCTAAATCAGATGTTGAGCCTGGCTGAATTTGAAGTTCGTGCTGGTTCTATTCGTCAGGAAATCCTGAACGCAACCAAAGACAAGGCAGATAAGACTTTGGTTACAGCTGAAGCTGGGAAATTGCGTGAAGAATTTTCAAAAATACAGGTCGGTGGCACGAACTTGTTAGCTTATGCCAATTTCAATTTTGGTGGATATTACCAACATATTCTTAAAAGAGATCAAAACTATGTATATTCAAATTTGGTTGAGGTAACAAATACAGATTATATCTTGCAAATCTGGGAACTTGAACCTCAAAATAAAAAAATTTGGGCAGGTTTGCAATTTTTTGATGAACAACGACAACCGCTTGAAAATGGATATTCTACGTTTTGGTTCAGTGATTACTTAAAGAAGATCATCAAGCTTCCTGAAAATGCCAAATATATAGCTATCTCTTTGGAGAAAATTCTCTTAGAAAAAGAGATAGCTAAATTTAAGTTAGAAATCGGGAACGTCGCGACAGGTTGGTCTCCTGCTCCCGAGGATGTTGATGGCCTCATCACAGAGGCCAAGGCTACCTTCGAGCGGACGGCTCAGGGCTTGCGAACTGACTTGTCAGCTATTCAGTCTTATGTTGATCAAGATGGTCAGCGTCAGGAAGAATTGAAGAGCTATGCCAGGAATGAGAGCATCACTCGCATCAATATTTATAGACAAGATGTAGCTAGAAACTATATTTTGAGGAGCAGGTATGATGAGGATGCGAAGAGCATCAGACAACAATTTGAAGCAATTACTAACTCACAAAATGGATTGATTGCAACGAAAATAGCGGATTATAAGCATTCTATAGACGGGAAA